GTTGTTCGAGCTTTGAAGGGTGCGTTACACTCAGCATGGCCTCGTAGGGGCCGCCCACCAATGGCACCTGAGAAATCACAGCATCGAAAAGCTTTCGTGCCAACTGGTGTTTGGGGCTGACTTCGGGAATTTTTATGGGCATTAAACGACTCCGAATCTATTGGGGCAACATAACCCAAGGTCATGCAAATCGCTTCAATGAAAATTCTTGGCCGCGATCAGTCGCCTAAGAGTAGCGCCGTTCCCGCTATCCCTCTACCCACTTCCGGAACTTAACACATGCCTTGGCGAAATCTTCGCAATCACGAAACCGGAAGCAGTCGGAAGATTGAAGGCAGTTTATTTACTTCTCGCGACGTTAGTCCGGTCGCTGGCACGGGCGGCAATATTCGCGCTGGTTCGGGCGTGGGCGGCAACACGGATACGTTCGCGAGCGCTAGTGCGGAAGGCAACCCCTCTATACTTGCCGTACCACCGCAAGGATGGAAAGAACTTGTATAATAACACCTCCCCCGCCACTAGCGCTAACCAGCCAAAAAGGATGACGTACAAGTTATCGATGATCCACGCAACAATCGGTAAAAACATTGCACCTAAAAAAACATAGATGACGAACATCACGATGCTGCCGATAATAAAGAAAATGATCATGTGACGGACTCCTATTCGGCCCTGAAAGCGTCCTAAGTAGGAATAGCAGATTAACAACGAATTGACCCTACGAATCTGAACCGGGGAGCGCGAATGCTGCTACGCGCCCCCCGGCTTGGAGACCTCAATGGTTGAAGATTGAGGGTGTCTCTTTCATACACGCTTGACAGTTTCTGTCAAGCGTGTATGTGTAAAGTGCCAATGGAGAGCTATTATGAAAAAAATTCCCCTGAGTGTTTTGACCGCAACAATCGCCTCACAAGACGGTCGAGACGATGACTCAACAGCCTTCCTACTTCGACAACTTCGCAACTGCCTGAACATGGGTCTTCTTTTGCCAGCGGACTACCAAGGATACGGCAAGACGGCAGCCGCTCTATTCGATGAAGCCGGACTCTGCGCTGCCCGACTCTTCACGGTACTCATCGATCTAGGCTTCGACGTGAAGCTGTTACGAAAGGTCCGCGACATCATGCAACGCGACCTACTCAAGATCATTGATGAGACACGTCAAAATCAGAATTGGTCACTCGTTCTCACTTTGAAGCGTGAAACTTCAACTGGCGAAGCCAAGCTAATCGGCGGATTCTTCCTTACGGACGAAATCAAGGACAAAAAAACTGAAAAGATAGTTGCCGCTCAGGACAAAAAAAATGGCGTGAATATTCAGGCCAAACTCACCATTCCAGCATCCGATTTGTTTCAACCGCTGCTTGATGCCGAATAACGACCATGATCCGCGAACTAGTCAATCGCATCGGCATCGGTCTTTCCCGCATTGGCTACACGGTCAAGCTGGCGAAGCGGTCATTTGAGGCCGCAAGCGGACGGCGCGACGTTAATTGGCGTTCGTCCAATTTTGGTTCAATCAACTCCGAAGTGAATGCCGCCGCCCCCATGGTTCGGGGCCGAGCCCGGCACTTTGCGGAAAACAATGCCCATGCCGCAAATGGCGTTGCAGCTTTTGTTACGTCGCTTGTCGGTCCCGGCGTTGTACCAGTATCGCAGCACCCTTCCCGCAGTGTGCGCCGCGCAATCATGGCTGCTTACAAGCGTTGGGCGGCACATTGCGATGCGGACGGGCGAACGGACTTCTATGGCATTCAAGCGGCTGCCGTTCGCGGCATGATTGTTGACGGCGAAGCCTTCCTTCAACTGATTCAAACGGAAGTAGGATTCAAGTTGCGCTTGATCCCGCCCGAATTGATCGACTCCAGCCATACTGTTGAGTTGGGAGACGGACGCCGGATCATTGCCGGAATTGAATTCAATGCCGAAGATCGGGCGACTGCCTATTGGGTGCGCCCAGCCCGTGCCAATGACGTTTTCCAATCCTACGGCACACCGATCCGCGTTCCCGCCGAAGACATGATTCACCTGTTTGTTTCCCATGGGCCGGGACAGGTGCGCGGCATTTCGTGGCTGGCACCCGTCCTATTGCGCCTTGGCGAACTTGATCAATTGGAGGATGCGCTTCTAGTTGGCGTCAAGGTTGCCGCCATGCATGCCGGATTCCTCATTGATCAAAACGGCACGGGCACCGTTCCCTATGACGGCACCCAAGCGGGAAGCATTCTCGACTCCGGCCTTGAGCCCGGCACCCTGAAAATCCTGCCCCATGGCTTCGACGTTAAATTCAACACGCCCCAAGCCGCGCAGCAATCAATCGAACTTGTGCAGCATCAATTGCGCGCCATTGCAGCGGGCTTGGGCGTCCCCTCGCACCTTCTGGACGGCGATCTTCGCCAAGCTAATTACAGTTCATTGCGGGCGGGCCTTGTGAGCTTCCGGCAGCGCGTTGAGCAAATCCAGTTTCACACCATCATCCCGCAGATGCTTACACCCATTTGGGAACGGGTCATTACAACCGCCGTTCTTTTGGGCGAACTCATTGCCCCCGATTTCGAAGATGCCATTACCGACTACTTGAGCGTCGAATGGTATCCCCCTGCCCTGCCATGGGTTGACCCGGCAAAAGATGCGGAAGCCGTCGCAACTGAAATTGCAACGGGCCTCAAATCTCGCCGTCAAGCCGTGGCCGAACGCGGTTACGACATTGAAACGCTTGATGCGGAAATCGCAGCGGATAAGCAACGCGAAGAATCCCTTGGCCTCACATTTGGAAGCAACAAAAAAATGGAGGCCGAAAATGCCAGTGCTTGAAGATTTGCTGACCCGTAAGGCATCGGTTCGCCCCAATTCCTATAACCCTGAAACGCGCGAATTCCGCGCCGTGATCTCAACGGGTGCGCCCGTGCGCCGCCGCGATGCCAAGGGCGAATATGTCGAGCGTTTGAACCTGGACTCGATCAATCCGCAATCGCTTATCGGCAAGGCCGTCATTCTTGAGCATCGCCACGGCGATCCCGACGCCCATGTGGGCAGCATTGTGGGGGCTAGCGTCGAAGGCAGCGCAATTGTCGCCACGATCCGTATGACAAGTGCCGATAGCGCGAACAGCGCCCGCCAGAAGGTTGCCGATGGCACCTACAATTCTGTGTCCCTCGGATACACCACTACGAAATGGGCCGAAAGCAAAGACGCCAACGGTGCCCGTACAAGAACCGCAGTGGATTGGAAAATCCATGAAGTGAGCCTCACCGCGATACCTGCCGACGAAGGCGCAATCATTAGGAGCAAGCAAATGCCGAAGGCCAAAAAGAAAGTGAATGAAGAAATCATTGAAGACAACTTGGATGATTCAATCATCGAAGATGCGCCCGATGATCGGATCAAAGTGCGGGGTCAAATTCGCACTCTTGTCCGCACCGCGAAACTTCCGGCCGATTTTGCCGATAACCTGATTGACGCGGACGCGACAATTGAAGAAGCCCGCGAAGCTGTCAATGAAAAACTGACTCGCCGTTCGCAGCTTGCAAATATCCGGGTGCAGCAAACCGCGCCATCGGGCGATGATCCGGCGATAATTGTCACTCGGGCCACCGATGCGCTTGCCGCTCGGATCATGGGCACGGCACCGACCGACGAGTCGCGGCCTTACGTCAACAATCGCCTTGTCGATCATGCCCGGACTTTCTTGGACATGCGCGGCGAAGCGACACGCGGCATGCGCGATGAAGAAATTCTGACCCGCGCTGCGCAGCATACGCTTTCCGATTTCCCGAATCTTCTCACGGGCACCGGGCAGCGTGTTCTTTTAGCCGGCTACCAGTCCGCGCCAAACCCTCTCAAGTCACTTGCCCGCAAAGGCAATCGCACGGATTTCCGGGCGGGCACGTCTTTGCAACTTGGCGAAGTGTCCAAGCTCGAAAAGGTGAGCGAGTCTGGCGAAGTGAAGTCCAAGACGCGCGGCGAAGCCAAGGAGTCCTATGGGCTTGATACCTACGGCGGTATTTTCTCTTTGAGCCGCAAGGCGATTATCAATGATGATCTTGGCTCGTTCCGCGATT